AACAAAAATATGATTTTTTATTTTATTTTGATAAAATTAGACTAGAATTTAGAAATGAAAAAGTCTTGATGTTTATTTATTGTTATTATTTTTTTATGCGGAAAAATATAAATTTAGAAAATATATTAACAATGTAAAATGGATGATTATAATGTGAATGTTTTATCAGAAGCCAAAAATGAATATTCTTCGCGATTATTAAACATTTTAACCCCATTGGTAATTTTAGGTATTAAATCAATTTTGTCTGAAGCAGTAGACTTGTGTGATGAAAATAATGAAGAAGAGAAATATTTAATGACATTTCAAAACTTTTTATCTAGGGTTCCAAAATGGAATTCTATTATTATTAAAGAAGAAACGAAACGAATTGTAAGTGAAAGTAAATGTCCTTATTTAGAAGATTTACTAACGTGTGTACACATTACTCAATTAAAAATATTAACCAGTATTCGTGTTTCAAATCAACAAAAAAAAATAGAAATAGATATTCCAAAATTGCAAGATTTTTTACATAATGTATATATTGAATACGCTAGAAAATTATATTCTAATATTTATTTATTTGAAAAAGATATTATGCCTTTAGAATATCAGAAAAATATGCGCGAAGCTGAAATTATTTGTCGCGAATGTATTTTAAGAGTAATTCGCGATTCTATGCCAATTGAACAAATTTTAAGAGCATATATGGGTGAAAGTGTCCACGATGAAATAGTTGAAGAAACATTGGAAAAACAAGTGACCGAAGACGAGGCTATTGATATGATTGAAGAAGCTAAGAAAAACAATGAAAATAGTGATAAAAACAAAGCTTTTGAAATTAATAAAGTTGGAACCGTTGATAAAGATGATGAGGTTACTGTTAACGAGCCAAAATTATTAACAAATACTGATATTGCAAATGAAGCCATTAAAGAAGTTACTGATTCTCTTGAAGGAGATAAAAAGGAAGAAAATGATGTTGCGGCTGTTGCCGCTGTTGCCGCCTCCATTTCCCCTCCCATACAACCCAATACACCAACTGTTACACCGACGGTTGCGCCAACGGAATTAAAATTAACAGTTGAAACAAAACCTTTTAAAACAAAATCAATTGAACCAATAAAAACAACGAATAATGGTGCTATCCCAATAGCCCCCATTAAATCACCAAAAAATAATATTTCTTTTTCCGATGACGATCAAATTTTAGATATGGGTACAAACAAAAAAACAACTGTCCACGCACCAAAAACAGAAGCTCGTTTGGATAAAATAAGTCAAATTGCTAATATGAGAAGAAAACAAGAAGAAGATGACGACGGCGATGACGAAGAAGATTTTGATGACGAGGGTCCCTTAAAAATTGGCGGAGATAATATTACTTTAGATATCACAGATATACAAGATATTTCAAAAGATTTAAAAATAAATAAAAATCCTATTTTGGATGATATTGAAATTTTAGCATAAAAAAATTGCGTATAATTAATAATATTTTACTATTAATTATATAAAATGAATAAAACCATATTATTAAATGGATTTATTATAAGTTTTTTATTTTTAATTGCTAAATTTATTGAAATGCGTTTTATTACAAAAGAAAATGTGCCACCTAAAATTTTAGTACGCGATGCTCTTTTAGTATATGTTGCTGTGATCGTCGCTCATTATATAATGACCCAACTAAATAATAAACAAACGAAGGAATTTGTTGAAGTTTTTACCGATACCCCATCCTTTTAATTTTTTTTAATACTTATGAAAAGTATTAAAAAAAATATAAAAAGTTAAAGTAAAAAAATAATTATTACACATATGATGGCATTTTATCTATATTGACGATTGGTGCCTTTTTTCCTATCTTTTTTCTGCTAGATAAAAATTGTTTAAATAAAGGCCTTTCCAATTGTGCTTCCGGTTTATGTTTTTTACATTTTCTGGATATCATTTTATATAATTTAAAATCGGGATATCTTTCATCGCCATTTGATTTATATAATATATTTTTCCCATTATCGTCGTGCACCCACTCATTAATAAGTTTCGCAACTGGGTTTGTTATTTTTTCATTTATATCTGGTACAAAATAATCAAACAGTGAACACGCCAATCGCGTTAAATCAAAACCATTATGTGGTTTTAATTCGGATTTATTATTATTTTTAAACACTGTAAAATTATATTGTCCCGCCGCATCACCCGATTTAAAAAAACTGTCGCTAATTATTTCTTTCCCTTTAAAAGTATAAATTGATCGCCCATAATCTATTATTTTAAATAATTTACCAAATGTTGGCACTTTATAATATTTACCGTTGTAATGGTAATTGAGATACTTTTTTTCAGTTGAATTAAACATTATATTATTCGTATGCAAATCATTGTGTGTGAAATTAAACACTTTTTGATATGTTATTAATATCATCACTATTTGAAATAAACAAGACAACCATTCATTTTTTGATAATTTTAAATCTAAATTTTCAACACAATCGTCCAATGTCAATTCCATTTTTTCTAAACAAATAATTTGACAAGGAAAATCATAAATGTGAGCATAAATACTATCATCAATACTACTATAGTCCGAGTCATCTTCGCTAACACTTTCATAATTTTCATCGCTATCTTCTTCACCCTCTTCACTATCTTCTTCACTATCTTCCTCGTCAGTATCAGATATTCGCGACGAACATTCGCTATTTGTTTTATTATCTTCGTTTGAATTCACAACATTTCTTGAATAATCCACATTTACATTTAAAAAGTCTAGATCATTTAATTGTTTTATTTCATTCATTTTATTTAAATTTTCAACTGTTAATTTTTGAAAGACATTATCAAACATTTCTGTTGGTAATTCTTCAATGTTTATTTTTTTTTTCCCTTGTATATTAATTTTAATGCGATTTTTTCTGGTATCGTCTTCCAACATACCTTCATCTATTACATCAGTCTCAAATAAGACATTTTGATTATTGTGAAAATATTCATAATCATATAAATATTCCAAATCGTCTGTTATGTCCACCTGAAACTTTTCTTTAATACCTAAAAAGGATCCATAAAAATCTATACCGTGTGGAAATTTATGATGGTGTAATAATTGGCTTGATAAATATGAAAAAAATGAATCCGTATAAGCACAATTATTGCAACATTCCATTTTTTTTAAAACATCTGCATTTGATTCCAATTTAGGAAGATTCCTAATTATGTTGTCTGATAAATCTTTATATTTACCAGCCATAAATTTAGTGACATCCAATAATGGTGAAAATTTAAAAAATGATTTCGTTGATACTTTATTTTTACTATTATCAAATAATGTTACATTATATGTATTTTTATTTTCATCATCACTTTTAATATTATCAATACAATATTTATGATTTAAATTTATTGCATTGTGATTTTTTTCATTTAATGAGAAAAACCTGGAATAAATTGGAATAAAATTCTTAATGTTTTTTACTTTATTTTCTGTTTTTTCAGATAAATAGCTAAATATTTTGGAATTATCATTCTTTTTATAATAAATATCAAACATTTATGTTTTATTGAATCAATATTATTTCTTATTTTTAACTCATAATTTTTTTTGATGTTTTTTTAATTTTTCCAAAATTAAAAAACATTAAAAAAAATTAGGTAGGAATTATATTTACCTTTTTTTGATGTTTTTTAATTTTGGAAAAATTAAAAAAAACATCAAAAAAAATTAAAAACATTAAAAAAAATTCGCGTTTTTTAAAATGAATAATTTACTCTTTCTTAAATATACATGAATCTAGAGTTAAAAAAATTTGATATGCGAAAAATTAGTTTTGCAAATTCCACCCAAGGTCCAGTCATTGTTCTAATTGGAAGACGCGATACAGGCAAAAGTTTTTTAGTTAGAGACTTACTTTATTACCATCAAGATATTCCTATTGGAACTGTCATTTCAGGGACTGAAGCAGGCAATGGTTTCTATGGTAAATTGGTACCAAAATTATTTATTCACGATGAATATAACAGCGCTATTATTGAAAATATATTGAAAAGACAACGAATTGTTTTAAAACAAATTAAAAAGGAGAAAATTGCTTATGGAAAATCCAATATTGACGCACGTGCTTTTGTTATATTGGACGATTGTTTATATGATAATACTTGGGCACGAGAAAAAGTTATGCGACTGTTATTTATGAATGGGCGTCACTGGAAAATTATGCTTATCATTACCATGCAATATCCACTGGGTGTACCGCCCAATTTACGCACTAACATTGATTATACATTTATATTAAGAGAACCTTATATTTCTAATCGCAAACGTATTTATGAAAATTATGCCGGTATGTTTACAACATTTGAATCATTTTGCCAAGTTATGGATCAATGCACGGAAAACTACGAGTGTTTAGTAATTGCAAATAATGCAAAATCCAACAAATTATCCGATCAAATATTTTGGTATAAAGCCTCTGCTCATAATGAATTCAAATTGGGATCTAAAGAATTTTGGGAAATGTCTAAGGATCTCAATTCTGACGACGATGAAGATGACCAATATGATCCAAAAGTAGGACACAAGGGTCCTAGGATTAATGTGAAGAAGAACAAATGGTAATTTTTTTATACTT